ACGCTCCCCGTAGTCGCTTTGGCTTACGGAGTCGTCTACTTTGGTTTGGGGTTTCTCGCCTCGACTAACACCGCGAGCGTTCCCGCTTACCTCGAAAATCTGTGGGCAATAGGTTTCGCGTGGGTTGTGGTTATCGCGTTCTGGACTCAGATTCAGGGCTGGACTGAGCGAATCACCCGTCCGTAATCGGGAGACAGAAGCCCCTCGCTTAGGCGGGGGGTTTTTGTTTGACATAAGTGCGCTACGCAAGTAACGTATCAATATGCCAGAAAAATACAACGAAGGGAAAGACAATGGCTAAACAGAAACAAGGACTCACGCTCCCCGATAACGTCGTTACGGCGCTCGCGGGGTTGCGAGAGGAAAAGAAAAATGAAATGTTCGCGGACTACGTTGCGCTTTTGCGTAACGCGGGCTGGACTCTCGCAAGTATCGCAGACCCGCTGGGACTGACGCGCGAGCGGATTAGACAAATCGCAACGTCTCACGAGTCGCTGGAATTGGCTGGACACTTTGCTGACGCAATGGGCTGGGAAATCCCCGAAGTGCCAGAGAAAGACCCGCGATACACCCGCGAGACCACACGTCGCATAATCAAGCCATCAGAGACCGCGCTTACTCGTTTACGGGAACTGAAGCCACGCGCCGATAACGTGCGCTGGAACAATCCGAGCGGACGTGCTGAAGCAGAGGAATACGTCGCACTTATGGCTGAGGAAATCAAGCGTGGAGTGAGCGTCTATGCCCTTGCTAAAGGGTTAGGGCTTACGTCGCTGGCGGTGCGCTCGCGGTTGTCGCGGTATGGACACCTGCCCGCTCCACAGAATGGTTCGGAGAAGTATCAGTCAATGTTTGCCCCGCTGAAGTATCGTGCGTAACGCGGAAGGGAGGGGACGGGAGAAATCTCGTCCCCTTTCTTTTTGCCCTGATACAATAAATGTGTAGTTTTTCCGCGCCAAGAATTGGAGTCCGATGGGTAAGTCACTCGCACAAATTGTTGCTGAGCTGGACGACGAAGAACGCGCGAAGATTCTCGAGGGTTTTGACCCCGACACTTTGCTGTGGGACTGGTCGTTTTGGGGTCGCCCCGAACAACGCACGCCCGAGGGTGACTGGAATATCTGGTTGTTACTCGCGGGGCGTGGTTTTGGAAAGACTCGAACGGCGGCTGAGTGGGTTCGTGAACAAGCGCGAGTGACCGCCGATGGGCAACGCCGTTTTGCTTTGGTTGCTAGAACGGCGGCTGACGTTCGTGACGTTTTGGTCGAGGGTGAGTCTGGGATTATGAACGTCACCCCGCCGAGTGAACGTCCACTTTATGAGCCGTCGAAGCGTCGTCTTACCTGGCCGAACGGAAATACTGCCACTTGCTTTACGGCAGATGAGCCAGACTCGTTGCGTGGTCCACAATTCACTCACGCTTGGGGAGATGAGATTGCTGCTTGGCGACAGACACCTGACGCAGCAGGTATGACTGCATTTGATAACTTGCGTGTTGGAACTCGTCTAGGTTCTAATCCACAAATTATGGTTACCACTACACCTAAGCGTGTGCCACTACTTTACAAACTATTAGAAGAAGCAAAAACCACTGGTCGTGTTGTGATTAGTCGTGGTTCTACTTTGGATAATTCTGGAAACCTTAGCACTGCGTATCTTGATGCTATTACAGGTGTTTATGCTGGAACTCGTTTGGCTCAGCAAGAACTTTATGGTGAGATGTTGGACAGTGTTGAAGGTGCATTGTGGAATGACGAGATGATTGAACTGAATAGACAAAATGCTTTACCACTAAACACACCACTTCGTTGTATTGGTGTTGACCCTAGCGTTGCTGAGAACCCTAGAGATGAATGCGGAATAGTTGTAGTTGCTTCAACAGGTGAGCGTGATTTGTATAAGCGACACGCTTGGGTGTTGGAAGATGCTAGCGTGCTTGGCTCACCTGAAGTGTGGGCTAACAGAGTTGTAGCAATGGCTCGTAAGTGGGGCTGTCCTGTTATTGCTGAAGTAAACCAAGGTGGTGCTTTGGTTCGCAATGCTATCAATGCTATTGACCCTAGTATCAAAGTATTAGAAGTCCATAGCAAATACGGAAAGCAACTTCGTGCTGAACCAGTTGTGCTTGGCTATGAGCAGGGGCGTGTTCATCACATTGGATACCTAGGTGATTTAGAAAGCCAAATGCTTAGTTGGGTTCCAGGTGAAGGCAAGTCGCCTGACAGAGTTGATGCTTTAGTCCACGCTCTTACCGCTCTTATGATAAAGCCACCACCTGGCTTTACGGGTGGCAGACTAACTGCTAAGTCAATGGCTGGTCGTAAGATACCTGACGCTAGAAGTAGTTTCTTTAGGGTGAGATAAGAAAAATCCCCTGCCACATTGACAGGGGATAAATCTTAGTTTCTCCAGATTGCTAACTGCTCATCACTAAGATTGAGTAAGTATCGCTCAAAGTGTTTGTTACATAGAACAAAACGAGAACGCTTATCTCTCATTAGTTGAATAGCATCTGCTGGCTCGTAGCCGTCACGGATTAGAACCAAAGCCAGAACTATACCGCTACGATTTAGTCCAGCCTGGCACCTGATTAGAACTTTCTTACCAGACTTCCAATCTTTATGTGCCATCTTTACAATGTCCAAAAGATTACTCTCTGGGTCAAAGTCTTCTAGGTCAGCGTCATAGAATCCAAATCTGTATTCTCTTACGAACCAATCAACTGGGTCAGCACTTGCGTAAAGTGTATAGACACAATCAAAGTCTTTCTTGGTAATCTCTTTACCAAAAATCCTTTCGTGTTCATACCACTCTCTACCAGCAAACCTGTCAATAGTTCCACCTTGCCATAAGCCTGGAACTGTTTCTGTCCAAACATCATGCGGAAGGTCTGGGTGTATAGGTCGCTTGAACTGGTCGCCATACTCTCCTATTGTTTTATTAGTTGTCATTTTAATCACTCCTTTCGTTGTCTATAAGTGATACCACTATTATTACAAATAGATAACTATTTGTCAAGGGCAAGTGGTAGATGACTTGACATACGGCTAGGGCTTCTAGCCTGTGTGTATGTCCCTATTGCTATAATACACCTTGTATTACTTCTTGTCAAGTACTATAACCTTGCGGTTAGGCTATTTATTCCCGGCCACCCTGTTCCCAGTTATGTACCCTAACGCCCCACATACACGGGTGAGCCGGGCCCAACACGACATAACACCAGTATCCAACGCCCAACATAGCCTTTATCAATGTCTTATCTTGCTTAGATAATTTATTTTTGCTTCCACATTGCTTCATAAGCACTTGCCTACCCTATCAATGCTCTCTGTTATGTGATAACTATGGAGCGAGCCCCCTACTCCTGTCATCTTTGACCACATAAACAATGCGGTCAGCCATAATTTTATGTGCTCACTATTTACTATGCCCTGCTACCCCACCCAGACAGCCCGTAGAAAAATGCGGTCATCTCAGCAAACCCGCAGGTAATTCATCGGTTAGTTCGGGTCTGGAGTGCCTAGTTTGTTTGTAGTCAAGCCTAGTCAAGCCTATCTATGTGCTTATTCACTAGGACTATGCTTCTAGCCCACCTAGGCTACTTTCTAGGCAACCCCCCTTGGTCTAGGCGGCCGCCTAATAAGTCATCTCTAAGTCAAGTTAGGCTTAGATAAGTGTCTAATAAGTATAAACAAGTGCTCACCTATGTCTATTTAGTCATCAATAAGTCTAAATAAGTATAAATAAGTCAAAAATAAGTGCCTGGAGGCCGCTAAATCGGCATTTTTGACGGCATTTTTCCCGCATTTTTACGAAACAAATGCACTGTGGTCGCCAAGTAACGATTGCCGTCTCACCCGCCAAAGGCAAAAAACACTAATGTATCATTTTTCCCCGTCAGTCATAAGTATTTGTCGCATAGGGGCCGCTCCCGGATTTTTTAAAAAAATCGCTTCCAATACACACTGCTAAACTCAATACATTATGAGTAAAGACAGAGAATATGCCAGAAACTATCAACTCGGCCAAGAAGAAGTTGATTTCATAAACGCCCTTACGAAAAAAGCAAAGTACTACCGAGCCAAGCAACTCTTTGACGCAGGTTGGTCGCTTCAAGCAATCGGAAATGCGTTTACGCCAGCACAGCAACGCTCCACTGTTCAGTATTGGACAACGCAAGCAAACCCAGCACACGCTACCAGCAAACCAGTTCCATCTCCTTGGGGCGGTTTCGCCGACGCTCCTATGCCCAAACCTGTAAAGGGCTATCAACTCAAACGCCCTAAGTCTCCCGGTATCTCAAAAGAAACTCAAGAGCGTTTGCGACAACTAGCCCCCCTTGCTCGTTATTATAGAAGTGGTATGAATTCTTCAACGCCCTTTGCAATAGCAAACGAGGAAATGACCAAGATAGTTCAAGAGTTATACAATAACAATGTCAAGATTGCTGAGATTGCGAGAGCAGCGGGAATTACAAACCGAGCCATTGCTCGCAGACTAGGAAAGTAAATGCGAATAATTCACGACATCTTTCCGTCTCACTTGAGCGTTGCTCCATCAGATTACTCAGACGATGCTTTTTCAATAGAAGTACAGGGTAATCCCGACGGTGTTTTTTACCGAGACATTACTCGCATAGTTATTGTTGAAGACGATAAAGGTCTCACGATTTGGGTTGCTCAAGATTCTCCGACAGGTGCTCAGATTATTTTTCAAGAGCGTTTAGCAGAATTTTACAAAGCAGACAAATTTGAGCAAGTATCCAGAGCAAAAACTACCAGCGGAAAACTTGTAGCGTTTCAGAAAGACAGCAACTGTGGTTGTGGGTCTAGGCTCAAGAGTTGGAACCCATACCGAACACTTCACTCAATAAAGGACCAATTCTAATGATTATTGACCCATTCACTTTTATTCTGCTCAGCCTTGCTGTTTTTAGAATTAGCAGACTAATTATTCAAGACCAGATTTTTGAGCGTCTGCGTGAATTGATTTGGAAAAGGTTTCCACCGCATACTTGGCTTGGATATTTGATTACTTGTTACTGGTGTTTAGGCTTTTGGCTAGCATTGGCTTTTGGAATTTGCTATACAATAGTTCCTGTGGCAACTGCTATCGTTGCTCTACCTTTTGCATTATCAGCAGTTGCCGCACTCATTTCCAAGCGTCTAGACGACTAAAGGAGAACACAACTTGGGCGTTTTCAGGCGTGATAAATCAGCCACAACAAACCAGCAACAGCGTGGAATTCGTGCTTCTCTACCGACCACGAATAACTTGCCGTCTAACTCGGTTTTTCTAAAACCAGTTCCCAACGCTGCTAGCCCTGCTGCTTACAACACACCAAGAGCATTGACCGCTGCGGCTGCTCAACTAAAAATTGGCGATAAGTCTGAAGCAGAGCAATTCAAAAATCGTAGAGCGGCGGCTTCATCTGCTTGGCAATCTGAAGCGTGGGAATACTACGACGCTATTGGTGAAATCAAGTATGCGTTCAACTTAGTTGCGTCTGTTGTTTCTCGTATTCGTCTTTATCCAGCAGTAGTTTCTAATCCAGCAGAATCTCCAAGTCCAATTAGAAATGTTGAAGCGTTTGACCAGCGTATTGTTGCTGCGTCTGAGCGTGCTCTTGCCAGACTTGATTCTGCGTATGGTGGTCAGGCTGGACTTCTAAAAGACGCTGCTCTCAATCTTCAAGTTACGGGTGAGTGCTACCTAAGCCAAATTCCCGTAAAGGTTAGCGACCACACACCTGAGTCGTGGGACATTCGTTCCGTTGATGAAATCTCAGTCGATAGTCGTGGAAATGTAA